CCGGCACGGGAGCGCTGGAAGGGCTAGAAAAAGCGTTCGCCGGCAGGCCGAGCAGTCTCGCACGGGCCTCGGCCGCCCTTGTAAGCTGGCGCGGTGCTGCGCAGGTTGGCTCGCTCGAGGAGGCTCGGGCCGCGCACGCGAGGCATGCGAGGGTGGTGCGCCATTTAGCGCGGCTAAAACGAAACTCGTTTTAGCGCATCGCCGCAACGCGACGCAGACGACCGCCGGCCATCCGACCGCCGGCCATGCCGTTGCCCAAGGCGCCTTCGAAGGCGGGCGCGAAGCGGCTGACACCGCTGGCGATGGAACCGACCGAGGCCCCGAGAGCGGGGTTGATCATCCCCAACGCCGGCGCCATCGCTGAGGCCACCTTAGCAGCCGAACCGATCCCGTGAACCGCCTTCTTTACGAAAGACTTGAGCGACGACCAGAAGGAGCCGCCGCTGTCCAGAATGCTGTGCATCTCGTGGGGGATCTCCTGGCCAAAGGTCGCCGTCTGGAGGACAGTCTCGCGAGTGAGGTTGCCCAGGGTGAAGCGGCAGGCGTTGGGCACTACTACGACATTCCCCTGCAAAATGTAAACGACGTTGATCTCTGGGGTAAAAGGGTCAGGGCTGACATTCGTGAAAGATACCTGCGGTTGAATCTGAAAGAGCCCCTGGGTGCCTGGAGCGAGGTCGGCCTCTAGGCCGATGTCTTTGCCGAAATCGATCGCAAGAACGCTCCCGCGCCAGTTTTCCCACTCGACCCAGCTGATATTCGACCCGTTGCGCTGGCTCATCTGCCAGAGCTGTTGAGTCGATGCGGAGGCGAACAAGCCGGCCACGTTGGCAAAATTCAGGTTAAACCCGTCGATACGGCAGAAGCTTTGCGTCTCCAGAGAACTGGGGTTAAGATGGCGCACGAATACGAGCATTCTTTTCGGTACTTGGTTGAGCTGTTGCGATTGGCACGCGAAGGAAGCCACGCTGGCGCCCGGGGCGAGGGCCGACCCCTGCTGCGTCGAAATGACGGGCTGGTAGTATTCGAGGGTCTGCATGGGCGGGACCATGAAAGTGGGCGAGGGGGTGATATAGGTCAGAAGCAGCTCGGGCGCCCGGTAGAAGGTCAGGCTGACGCCGGCGTAGACCGGACTGCCGCCCGCAGCTGGGTCGCTGTTGTGCGACCAAAACGGCTGCTGCGAGCCCGTAAACTGAAGGATCAGCTGGAGCTGGTTGACGTTCACGAAACCCTCGTCTTGACGGTCTCCGGTGAGCAATGGCGAAACTAGCAACGGCTCTGTTATGGTGTACCGACGGCTGCCCGGGGCAACGCCTGCCGTGTATGGGAAGCTGCCGCGGCTGTTTTCTACGACGTTGTTGCCATAGCCCGCAAACGGCTCTGCGACAAGGCCGGTGCCCTGCGGGAAGGTCTGAAACAGATCGGGCTGGGCGGCAGTCGATGCGAATGCGGTTCGGCGGTTCTCGGGCGTCGTGCCCACGGCCAGCAGTGCCGCCGCGAGGTTGTAAAGCTGGACTGAGGTCGAAGCCCCGTTAATCGAAAGCTGGATGTTCTGCGTGATGGCCGACAGGGGCCACGCGGCCAGGCAATCGCTGTTAGCGCCAAGCGTCACGGCCGGCGCCAGTGGGGCGACTTCGACGAAGAGGCGTATGCGCCAATCACGGGTAACGATCGTCTGCGGGCTCGGCGGCTGGAAGTTGAAAAGCAAGTTAGACTGCGAGAACGACTGCGCCGCTATTACCTGCTCGGTGTTGCGGGAGCCGCCGAGGCGGATGACCTCACTGCGACCGTCATCGGCGACAACATTGGTCACGGGGTAACGGACCTTGACGTAGCTCGGGGCGGCTTCGGACATATCGAACGGAGGGCGCGACGTATACGGGGCCGGCAAAAGCCTCCCCACGCCAAAAGAAAAAAACCCGCAGGCTCCGCCGCTCAACACAGGTTGAGAGTCTTGCGCCTAAATTCGATTTTAAGCGTGAACGTGTCTTCGTAGCCGATGGTGACCGGTCGGGTTATGCCGCGGTCGTCCTGCCAGAGGACTTGAATAGTGATAGCCCTCAGGGGCACGTTGCCCACCAAATTGTACCAGCGTAGAGGGCCCTGCGGGAAGTACTGAATATTTAGGTTGTCGGGCGCACCACCAACCGGCTCGAAATCGGTCAGGACAAACGAAACAAGGTCCCCACCTGCCTCAATGCCCTGCCCCGGGATGTTGATGCCCGGAGTGCTTGCCAAATACTCGGCGGTGGTCGGGATCCCGAATACCTGGAACTGCAGCGAGCGAATCGAAGACCACTTCGGGTAGGTGCTGAAATCTTGGCGCATCTGGTACCAGGGCTGGCCGCCAATAGTGACCGTGTTGAGCCCGCTCAGATTCAACGTAGCCCACGAGAAACGCCCCGTACCCGGACCAGAATAGGGGTAGGAGACTGCTTTTACGAAGCCGAGAGAACCGAACAGCCTCGCCACGGGGTACGTTACCTCGATGTCGAGCTCGGCGCCCGGCGTGGTCAGAGCAGTCTGGCCATATAGGCTGAACAGCTGGGTAGCGGCATCGAAGGCGACGAAGGGGGCCGCCGTGCTGGGCTGAGCCGGGAACGACACTTTTAAGGCAGTCCAGGCGACCAGAAGAGCATTGTTGAGCATTGTCAAATATTGCTGCACTGCCCGTATTGTCGGGTCCAGTGGGTTAAGCACGTTTATGCTCACCAGAACCAGCTCGGCTGAGAATTCTGCCGCTGTCGGTCTGTAGATGAGGGTGACAATGCTCTCGCCGCCCGGGACGGCCGGCGGCGAGCTGACGCTGCTCTCATAGTAGAACAAGGGAATTTGCGCGCTTGGAACCCCAAAGCGGACGACGGCCGCGCGGTAGTCAGCGGGGTTGTCGAGGACGCTGCTGGCGCGGTTGTCCACGTACACAATGGGCTGGATTACCCTCGGGTCCTGCACGGAAACACGGGCATTGTAAAAACAGTTGCTGCTGTCCTCCGGGCCTGTCGACCCCTGCCAAGTCGTTTGCGCGAACATGTTTGCCGGGCTGATATACCTGAGCGGAAAAGAATGGCCGCGTATTCAGTTACCGGCGAGGACCTGACCCGGTGGGGCCTCCCGTACCAGCGGTGGGGCGAATTGGCCGACAAGTCGCCGGCCGACATCAAGCGCTTTCTGGACGAGTATACAGGGTTGGCCATCCTGTACGAGGATGAGCCGCATTCTGGTCACTGGGTGCTGCTTTTGCGGCGCGACGGCGATAAACTAGAGTTTTTGGACTCGTATGGGCTCGCGCCGGACGATGAGCTGAAGTACGCCGATTTCAGCGGGTGCCAGGCTAAAGGCCGCCACCTGCTGCGCGCGTCGCTGGACCACTGGCCGGTAGTCGAGTACCTTGGGACCCCTATACAGGAGTGGCGGGAGGGCGTCAATACCTGCGGGCGGTATGCTCTACTGCGCTGGATGGACAGGCAGCCGACCCTGGCGGAGTGGCTCCGAAAATATAATTTTAGGGCCGGTGACGTGACGGGCAACGATGCCCGCGTAGTGGAGCTCACGCGCGGCCTCGTTTAGCCTTATAGAACCCTCCACAAGTGAGGCAGCCGCCGCGCATGCACATGGCACGCGGCTTTTTTAGGGCACCGCCGTGCAGGCCCGCCATGGCGCTGCGGTCATTGGTCAGCGGGTCCACCATCGGAGGCCACAGCGTGAGCTGTGCCGTTGTGTAGTTAGTTGCCGGGCCCCATGTCGATTCGGCGCGCAAGCCCTTCAACGCCACAGGGTCGCCGCTCGGGTTTGTTCCGATGGCGCCGCCGCGGATTTGCACGCGACCCCCGCGAGCTCGCATACGGCCGCCCGAGATGGACCGCACGGCCGGGTATCCCAGTTGGGCCAGGTCGCTGCTGCCCGCCACGTATTGGCGCGGACCCGCCTGGATTGCCGCCCCCATCTGGGCGCGAATGAGGTCCGTTGTAATGACAGTGTTGCCGCGCTCCGTTCGATTCAAATCGGCGGCGTAGCCGTAACCAGATTGTGGCACGCGTGGCGCCATTTCTCGCAGGGGTTGTTGACTGCTTACAAACATGTCGGTAGACTTTTCCGGCGTGTATACAGTCAACGCAAACATGGCCGCTCGTGAATTCGGTCTGAAATGGGCCCGCTCCGCCGGGGACTCGCTGGACACCCCTGAAGGCGTTTCGATTGCCCGCCGTGAGGCTCGTGGGAGGCTTCCCGCGGCCTACATCAATGTATACCGCACCGGCGGCGACGCCGCACCGGGCCGCCTCCGCTTCGCCGCTGGAACGAAGGGGGAGGACGCCGCCGCCTCTGCTACGACGGCTCTCGAGAACGGGGCCGGCTTTGCTCCGCTAAGAGTTGAACCCCGCTACGATGTCGTTAACCGGCTTCTCATCGCTGGACCCTCCGGGGCCGGCAAGTCGACGGCCGCCGCCCACTGGCTCGAGGACCTACAGAGGGATGGCCCCACGGAGCGCGATATATTCCTCCTCAGCCGCGTCACCGCCGACGGCGCCCTCGATGACCTGCCCCTGCTACAGCGGCTGCCGTTGGACTCCGATTTCGCCACCGGCCCGCCGCTGACTGCCGAAGACTTCAAGGACTCCGTGGTCCTCTTCGACGACACGGATACCATCGCGGACAAAGCCGTACGCGCCGCAGTCACCGCTCTGCGTGATGACCTTCTCGAGACTGGCCGCCACCAGGGGGTTCAGAGCATCGTGATCACCCACCAGATCTTTCAAGGGGCAGCGAGCAAGAAACCTCTGAGCGAGGCAACTGGCGTCATCCTGTTTCCGCAGTCGGGGAGCAAATTCCACATACGCCGCTATCTAAAGGAGTACTGCGGGTTTGAGCTCGACACGGTTAAGCGTGTTATGAACCTGCCGAGCCGCTGGGCCTACATTCAGCGCACGCACCCCAGTTACGTCGTCCACGAGAAGGGTGCCTTCCTCGTCTGAGTTCCGTGTGTTACTCTTTAAGGGCCGCCCAATTTTTACGCGCTCGGATAATGCCCCGCCACAACCGGCCCCGCAAGATCGCTCTACTTCGCGCCCATATGTCCGCCGCCGTCGCCGATAGCCTGGGCCTCGAGGTCCTTCCCGGCTCCGCCCTGGACGCCATCATAGCCGCCACCGGGCTGACCGGGAAGGAGCTTTCCACCGAGATGGCCCGCATGCACATCGAGGCGCACGCCATCCGCATCCGCTGCGAAGCGGAAAAAACCGGCACCGTTGGCGCCATCGCGCTGTGGAACGAGACCTACCCCGCTCTGGATGACATCCTCGTAGACCTGATCGAAGGCGAGCCCCATGGCGGGCGACGTGCGGAGCTAACTGAGCTGTATCACGCTTATATAGAGGCCATGCACGGGGAACTCGACGCCGAGTACGATGTACCGGCGGTCGGCTCCCCGCAATTTGCGGGGAGCGAGGAAATGAAGGACGAGGAGCGGGAGGCCTTAGTAGCGTCGCGCGCGGCGTCGGCGTAGGCCTGCGCCGGCTGGCGCTGGTTGTGCCTCCAGAAGCGACTCGATTTCCGCCTCGATCGCCCGCTGGCGCTCGCGTGCCTGATACTGCGAGATCATTAGCTGCAGCAGCTCTAGCGCTGCTTCGCTGTCGTTTTCTTTTCCCTCTGAAACGAGGTCCGCTGCGATGGTGAGCGCCAGCTCGACCGGGGTTATCCCCTCCGCTGCGGCGGCGAGCTCCAGCTCACGCGGGTGAGCGTGGACAGAGGCCAGCGCGCGCGCCGAGTTGTCGGGCGATTCGCCGGCAGCGTCGGCAACAATCTGGATCTCTTCCGCGGGCTGCCCAGAGGCCTCCTCGGCCGCCAGTGCGGCGACGGAGGGACGGCGTGCGCGTGGGGCCCGTACTGCCATCGGCCGCCCTGCTGCCTGGCGCTTGGTGCAGCGGTTCTTCGCGTTGCGCGCTGTCCCGGCCGGGCACGACTTGACGCAGCGACCCGTGTAGGCCGAGCGCTCCTTGCCGGCGCCGCACTCTGCCGGCACTACCTCTACTGGGTCTTTGCGGCAGCGATACGTGTCCAGGCTACGGCTGTAGCCGGGCTTACAAGGCCGATCCTTCAGCGGGACCGGTCTCGCCTTGGGTGGTCGTGGGCCTGCCAGTCGACGACAACGACCGTTCCACGAGCGTGTTTCGTCTGGGCGCTTGCAAGGGCGCTCCCGAAGCGGGGGGCGGTCTCCTAGTGCACCTCCGCGCGACGTTGAGCGCTTGCGCGACATCACCCCGCCCCTCGACATTGAGCGCTTGCGCGACATCACCCCGCCCCTCGACATTGAGCGCTTGCGCGACATCGAGCGCGCTCTGGGCACCCCAACAGGCTCCCAGCCGACACTGCGGGCCGCGTCCTGCAGATGATTGTAGGCA